GGGTGCGCACAGGTGATGGTGGATTAGGAAACAATGCAGATGAAATTAAAACTGCTACTTTATTGTTTGATAACATTGTAATTAAACCATATCAAGAAGAAATTTGTTCAGCATTAGATACAATTTTAGCAGTAAATAGTATTTCTTTAAAATTATACTTTAGAACTATTCAACCATTAGAATTTACTGATTTAGAAAACACTACTACACAAGAACAAGTAGCTGAAGAAACAGGTTTAAGTTCACACACTTGTTTAGCTTCTGAATCTATAGCTGATGAATTAATAAACAAAGGCGAAGTATTAGGTGAAGAATGGTTATTGATTGATGAAACAGAAGTAGATTACGATTTAGAAGAAGAATTAGATTTTGAATTAGAATCTATAAATAAAAAAGAAGATAAATCATTACTATCTAAAGTATGGAAATTTGTTAGCACAGGTACTGCAAGACCAAACATTAAAAGCCCTGAACAAGATAAAGTAATTGATGGTGTAAACTTTATTACACGTTACGTTTATAGTGGTAATTTAACAGGTGAAAGAGAATTTTGCAATAAAATGTTAAATGCAGATAAAGTATATCGTAAAGAAGATATTATAGCTATGGAGAGTTTAGCGGTAAACCCGGGCTTTGGTAAAGGTGGTGCTGCAAATTATTCTGTATGGTTTTTTAAAGGCGGCCCAAGATGTGAACATAAATGGTTGCGCAGAACCTATGCTAATTTAGAAGGTGTAAAAGTTGACCCTACAAATCCAAGTGCTAAACCATTAAGTAATAGAATAGCTGAACAATACGGGTATAGGATTAGAAACGAAAAAGAAGTATCTATGAAACCTGCTGATATGCCAAGAAAAGGATACACAAAAGAATATTGGGATAAAATGGGATTTAAAAACTAACAAATGGCACAGGCACTCTTTATAACTCGTGATGATATTGTAAAATTTACTGCATTAAATGGCAACATCGATACTGATAAATTTATTCAATATATTAAAATTGCTCAAGATATTCATATTCAGAACTATCTTGGTACTCAATTATTTAATAAAATTAATGATGATATAGTTTCAAGCACGTTAGCAGAACCATATACATCGCTTTTAACGATTTATATCAAACCAATGGTAATTCATTGGTCAATGGTAGAATACTTGCCCTACGCTGCTTATACTATAGCTAATAAAGGTGTATTTAAACACTCAAGCGAAGCAAGTTCAAACGTAGAAAAAAACGAAATAGATTTCTTAATAGAAAAAGAGCGTGATGTAGCACAATCTTATACAAATCGTTTTATAGATTATATGTGTTTCAATCAGGTTGATTTTCCTGAATATACTTCTAATTCAAATGCTGATGTTTTCCCTGATAGAGACGCTAATTTTACAGGATGGATACTATAAAAGAAACATACAAACCCAAAGAAAAGAACGTACAAAAATTACAATTATTTTTAACTAAAATAGAAAATGAGTTTAAACTTTCAACACATAAAATCAGATACGTTCGAAGCAGTAAATTTCGAAATTAACGTAGATACTATTCCTGTAGATTTAACAGATACTACTATTCGTATGCAACTGCGTAAAGAATATGGTGGTGTAGTAGGTTTATCTTTAACTTCTGTAGCAAATGCAGGAATTACTATTACAGATGCTGTAAATGGTTTATTTAGAATCAATCAGCAAATTATAAATATACCTGCTTTTAATTACATTTATGATATTGAGTTTGATTTTGATGGAATTGTTAAAACCTATATTTCAGGTAATTTTTTAATTCTAAATGATGTAACCCGCTAATGTGTGAACAAGTAAACATAAATGTTTCTGAAACTAATGAAACAATTAATATAGTATCTTCTGAAATTCAGGAAGTAATTGATATTAATGTGTTTGAAACTACTGAAGATGTTACTTTAAACATTACTGAACAACTGATTCAGGTAAACATAAACAAAGTAACTTCTGCTGAAATAACTAATACATCACAATTAATAAACGATGGTGAAGATGGTGTAAACCCATTTATAACTGCTGCTGATTTACCAAGTTTAACAGGTTACGTTCCTTATACAGGAGCAACGCAAGACGTGGACTTGGGCGAGTTTGAAATTAAGGCGGGACAGGTTGAGTTTGACCAAACACCAACAGGGACTGCGGGAGTTGGGGTAATGCGTTGGAACGATAGCGATGGAACGGTTGATTTAGGATTGAAGGGTGGAAACGTAACTTTGCAAATCGGGCAAGAGTCAGTTTTAAGAGTAGTAAATAAAACGGCTACCAATATAAATTTATTAGAGGCGAATTATCAAGCGGTAAGAGTTACAGGAGCGCAAGGGCAACGATTAAAAGTTGATTTAGCGTTAGCTACAACCGACCCATTAAGCGCAGAGACACTTGGTTTAGTAACCGAAACAATAAATAACAACCAAGAGGGTTTCATTACTACAAGCGGACTTGTACGAGGCATAAACACAACAGGTAGCTTACAGGGCGAAACGTGGGCCGATGGTGATATATTATACTTGTCGCCTACAACTGCGGGAAGAGCCACAAAAGTAAAACCTGTTGCGCCAAATCATTTAATTATACTTGGATACGTTATTCACGCTCACATAACTCAAGGTAGCATATTTGTTAAAGTAGATAACGGCTACGAATTAGACGAACTGCACAACGTAAAAATAACAAGCGCAGCGAATAACAACGTATTGGCTTACACTTCAGCGACTGACATTTGGGAGAATAAGACAGTTGAAACGGCTTTAGGTTACACACCTTTTCAATTACCTGCACTCACAAGCGGCAGCGTATTATTTTCAAACGGCACGACAATAGCGCAAGACAATAGCAACCTATTTTGGGATGACACGAATAATCGTTTAGGGATTGGAACGGCAACGCCAACGACTGCTTTAGATGTTGTTGGTGTGGATGCGAGAATTAACACAATAAGAATAGGTCTTGGCGGTGGTAATGTAGTAGATAACATAGCTGTTGGTACATCTGCGTTAAATATTAATACAAGTGGTAGTGGAAATACAGCAATTAGTTATTTTGCTTTAGCGGCTAACATAACAGGGTCAAATAATACAGCAGTTGGTTCATATGCTTTACGTAATAACACACAAAATAATAATACTGCTATTGGATACTCGTCTTTTTTAAATTTAAGTACAGGAACATTAAATACTGCTTTAGGAAGGCAAGCCGCAAGATACATAGCTGATGGCTCAACCTCTTTAACCATAGCAAACCAATCAATCTTTATAGGAGCTGATACAAAAGCTCTTGCGGATTCACAAACAAATCAAATAGTAATAGGATATAACGCAATAGGTTTAGGTTCAAATTCAGTTGTTTTAGGAAATGATAGTATTACCAAAACTGCTTTAAAAGGCAACGTACTAATAAACACCACAACCGACGCAGGCTTTAAGCTCGATGTGAATGGAACTGCAAGATTTAGTGATGCTTTAAATTTTACTAATTCTAGTTCTTTAACTCCACAAGGAACAACAGCAGCAGACAAAAGAATATTGATTCGAGGCGGTGAAGGAGGAGCTGTGGGTTCTACGTCACTTATCACACTTACTACAAATGCCAATATAANTTCAACAAGCGGAAATCCTGTTTTAGTTAATATATCACGAGATTTTGTTCCAACAAGCGGAACGGCTACTTATACACTTGCTTCTATTACAGGCGTAATAAATCAAACAGGTGGCGCAAACGGTATCACAAGAAGTTTATACATCAATCCAACGCTAACGGCTGCTGCTGATTTTAGAGCAATAGAAAATAGTGTAGGTAAAGTTTGTTTAAATACAACTTCGGGAAACACTATGATTGGAACATCAACCGACGCAGGTTTTAAATTAGACGTAAACGGCACGGCGAGGGTGCAAAACCAACTTACTACAACGGGTTCAATTACAGCCGCAAGCACTATTGCAAGGGGTGTGTATATGAATCAAACTTTAGTAGCTGCTGCAAATAGTGATATTTTAGTGGGTTTAGATATTCAATCAGCATTTACAAATGGTGCTTTTACAGGTGTTACAAATTACCTATTAAGGGCAGGAGCAGGTATTGCCGCAAATTCCTCCGGTGTCATTTTTTGGGGAAATAATTTAAGTAGTAGTAATAGAGGCTTTCTAAGTTGGGATACAAACAGAGCCATTGTTACAAGCGGTACAGCATCAACAGCTTTAGATTTGGCTGTAAATTTAACAACTGCTTTAAAATTATTTACAAGTAGAAATGTAATGATACAAAATGGTGGAACATTCACCGAAGAAGCGTCATCACAATTAACTGTAAATTCAACAACTCGTGGCTTCCTACCACCGAGAATGACAACCACTGAAAAGAATGCAATAGCTACACCCGCTTCGGGCCTTGTTGTTTACGATACAACACTTGGAAAACTTTGTGTAAGAACGGCATCAGCTTGGGAAACAATAACATCAATATAAATAATTATGGCACAAATACAACCGATTAACTTTCCCTTTACAGGCGAAGCAACAATTTTAAAAGTTTTAATACTTAACTTTGAAACGACTGCAACTACTTGCACAACTTACAACGAGTTACTGACTCAAGACGGTACACTTTGTACCGCTTGGAATTACACGCTAACCGATGACGAGTTTGCAGCGTGGGGCGAGGATAACACTTGGATTGAGAATTGCGTAGCAAAAGATAAAAACATAACTATTTTAACATACTAAAAATGGAGGAATTAAACGTAATTAAACAAGCGATTGAAATCGCAGTAAAAGCGGGCGTATATCAAATGGCTGACGTGGTTGCTTTGTCGCAAATACTTGACAAATTAGCGGCTAAATTGCAGGAAGATGAAACAAATTAAGGAGCATTTACTGCCGATTATTTTAATCTTTTTGGGTATACTTGACCAAACTACTGACTTGCTTGTGGAATTAATTAGTCAGTTAGGCTTGCCTGAATACGTAGGAACTATATTTAAGATTTTAGTAATAACACTTGGTGCTGCAAAGCTATATTTGTCGCAACCGAATAAATTTAAAAATGAGTAATTTAGAATCAGAAAGATTAGACAGAATAGAACAACACTTGAAACTATTAAAACAAGATAGTGAAATTCGTTCTTCTGATATAAAAGAAATTAAGCAAGCATTAATAGGTTCTGCATTAAACGACTATAAAGGTTTAGTATGGAAAATATCGGATATTGATAATAGAGTAACTGAAATTGAAGATAACGAAAACGAAATGAAAGTTTACGTTCGTCAAGCTAAATTTGTAGTTGCTGCTTTTACTGCTGCATTAGTTACTTTAATTTTTAAAACTTTTTCTAAATGAAATTAAATTCAGAAGGTTACCGGTTAATCACAAAATTTGAAGGTTTTAGTGCTAAACCTTATTTATGTTCTGCAAAAGTTCCTACGATAGGTTACGGCAATACTTACTATCCTGATGGTAAAAAAGTAACATTATTAGACAAACCAATTACAGAAACAGAAGCGTTTGAAATGTTTAAAGAAATAGCTGATAGATTTGCTGATAAAGTAAGTAAGTTAGTTACCTACCCTATAAATCAAAATCAATTTAATTCTTTAGTTTCACTATCGTACAACATTGGAATAGCAGCTTTTCAGTTATCTACTTTATTAAAAATGGTAAATGAAAATGCAAAGAATCCAAAGATAAAAGACCAATTTTTACGTTGGAATAAAGCAGGTGGTAAAGTAGTACGTGGATTAACATTAAGAAGAAATGAAGAAGCATTTATATATTTTAGTTAGTTTAGTATTACTATCTTGTGGTTCAAGAAAAGTACAAGTAAACACTACAGAAATTAAAAAAGATTCAAGTGTAACTACAACTCAAATTGATAGTAGTAAATCTATTAAA